TTTGTGTAAATAGTGGCTTCTAGGGCATTCAAAGATATCAATTTATCCTTCAAACGTCATCCTGTGACGAATGATGTAGTGACAATTCGTAATGAAGATGCTATAAAAAGGTCTGTAAGGAACATAATTTTCACAACTCTCGGTGAAAAACCGTTTGAGCCCAATTTTGGTTCAGTTATTAATGAATCTTTGTTCGATTTGAATACAAATTTGAATGAAATAAGAGTTTCAGATGAAATTAGGTCATCTTTACTTAATTATGAACCAAGAATCAACAATATTGATGTAACAGTCACAGTTGCACCTGATACAAATGAAATGAATTGCACAGTTCAATACGATATTACTGGAATTCCAGCACCAACACAAGAAGTAGACGTTCTCCTATTCCCAGCTAGAGTATAATGGCCTTTGGACAATATGTTAATTTAGATTTTGATCAAATCAAGACATCCATCAGAGATTATCTGAGGGCAAATACTAATTTTACTGATTATGATTTTGAAGGGTCTAACCTTTCGATAATTATTGACGCATTAGCATATAATACATATACAACTGCCTATAATACTAACATGGCAGCAAATGAGTGTTTTCTTGATTCCGCTACACTTCGAGAAAACGTTGTTGCACTTGCCAGAAACATTGGTTATGTTCCAAGATCTCGTAGATCCGCAAGAGCAAGAATATCTTTTACTGTTGATGGATTAGTAGAGACATCAACACTCACAATTAACGCTGGAATCATCTGTAATGGTGCTGGAGATAATACAAACTACATATTTTGCATTCCAGAGGACATTACAGTGCCTGTTGTGAACGGAGTTGCTGAATTTAGTAATATTGAAATATATGAAGGTGTTTATATCTCTCAAAACTTTACTGTTGATACTTCTTTATTCAATCAGAGATATATTCTTGATAATTCCTTTATTGATACATCAACAATTCAAGTTAAAGTCAAATCATCATCAACAGCGACTTCATCAGTTACCTATCAACAAATTGATAATATTGTAGGTGTAACATCAACATCAAATTCTTACTTGTTACAGGAAATTGAAGATGAAAGGTATGAATTAATCTTTGGTGATAACGTAATTGGTAAAAAACTATCAAATAGTAACGTTGTTACCGCCTCTTATATTGTAACTGATGGAAGAGAGGGAAATGGTGCTTCAGAATTTAGTTTTGTAGGAAATATTACAAATCAAGATGGTGCAGCAATTAACGCTGACCTTATATCACTTGTTTCGACTAATGAAAAGTCAAGAGATGGTGATGATATCGAATCAATCTCATCAATTAAGTATTTTGCACCAAGAATTTATTCTTCTCAATATCGTGCAGTCACGGCATCTGATTATGAGTCTGTTTTAGGTTATATCTACCCGAATGTTGAATCTGTAACTGCTTTTGGTGGTGAAGAAATGAGTCCACCTCGTTTTGGTAAAGTTTTTATCTCAGTTAAACCTCGAAATGGTGATTTTCTGTCAGATGAGACAAAAAGAGAGTTGATTCAGAGATTAAAGAGTTATGCGGTTGCTGGAATTGTGCCAGAATTTATTGATTTGAAATATTTGTTTGTTGAACTCAATGCAACACCATATTATAATCCAAGTTTGAATGATGATCCAAATAATCTTAAAACTGGTATCTCAAATGCTCTCACACAATACTCACGTTCGATAGATGTGAATAAATTTGGCGGTAGATTCAAATATAGTAAGGCGGTATCACTTATTGATAGTGTTGACTCATCAATTACATCAAATATCACTCTTGTTACGATTCGACGTAATCTAAAAGCAGTTTTAGGTCAATTTGCTCAATATGAAGTTTGTTATGGTAATATGTTTCATACTCAAGAGAGTGCTTATAATGTAGTATCAACAGGATTTACAATTGAGGGTGTGACAGGAACTGTTTATCTCGCTGATGAGGTAATCAATCGTGAAAAAGGTCGAATTTTCTTCTTTACATACATTGAAGGTGGAACTCCAAATATTATAAAGAAAAATGCTGGAACTGTTGATTATATGACTGGTGAAGTTCTTATAGATACTGTAAATATACTTTCAACAGTGGTTGCGAACGGTGTGATTGAAATTCAAGCAATTCCTCATTCAAATGATATTGTAGGACTTCGTGATTTATATGTCAAGTTCGATATGACAAACACAACGATTAACATGGTTCAAGATTTAATCGCATCAGGTCAAAACACATCTGGTTCAAGATTTGTTCATACTCACAGTTACTATACCCCTACTTTCACAAGAAAATCTAATTCTCCTGTATCAACTGCTGCAGCAATTCTTCCCTCCACAGCTTCTTCAACCGCAACCACAACAACAAGTGGTGGAACTTACTCAGGTTCAACTATGGGTTCAACAACTACGACTAACACGACTCCTACATCTTCATCAGGTGGCGGATCTAGCTACGGTGGCGGATATTAATGATAGACACATCAATACAAAGAGTTGAAATCAATCAGGTAATTGAAAATCAGTTGCCTGAGTTTGTGCAGTCTGAGAGTCCACTATTTGTGGATTTTATGAAACAATATTATATCTCTCAAGAATATCAGGGTGGTTCAATAAACATCTCTGAGAATCTTGACAGATATACTAAATTACAAACATATGTTGGTGCTGCACTTACAGAATATACTGGATTATCTACAGATACAGAATCATACTCCTCTACGATTTTTGTAGATTCAACAAAGGGATATCCAAGTAAATATGGACTTTTAAAAATTGATGATGAGATTATTACATATACTGGAATCGGCACGACTTCCTTTACTGGATGTGTTCGTGGCTTCAGTGGTGTTGATAACTTGGATCAACCGACACGGCCTGATTTATTATCATTTAACACGACTGTAGGTGCATCTCATACTGGTGGCTCAAAAGTTCATAATTTATCAAATCTTTTTATTCGTGAATTTTTTGGAAAACTAAAAACTACATTTGCAAGTGGTTTTGAAAATCGTAAGTTAAGTAGTGATATTGATCAGGTTAAATTTATTCGTCAAGTAAAGGATTTTTATCGTACGAAAGGAACTGAAGAATCATATCGCATTTTATTCAGAGTATTATATGGTCAAGAAGTTAATATTATTAAACCATCGGACTTTTTAATCAAACCATCTGACGCTGATTATGGTTTTGCACAAGATTTTGTTGTCAAGGCAATTACTGGAGATCCTCGTAATTTAAAAGGTTCAACACTTTTTCAAGATATTGATGAAGATGATAAGAATATTTTAGGTGCTTCTGGTGCGATATCAGATGTAAAAGACTTTTTATATGGAGGAGAACATTATTATCAGATTAGTGTATCACAAGATTCAATTGATGGTAACTTTATAGTTCCAGGCAGAACTCGTGTCACAGATCCTGTATCAATCGGCGCAACCACAATTACAGTTGACACTACAGTTGGATTTCCTACAAGTGGTTCTATATCTCTGCCAACAGCGAGTGTTGCTGGAGTTGTAACTTACACAAGTAAAACTGCAAATCAATTTGTCGGATTACCAACTGCTGTTGATACTTTAAGTATTGGTGATGATGTAAGATATAATAATGTTGCGTATGGATACTCTTTTGCAAACACGACAAATAAAATCGAAGTTTTAATCACAGGTGTTTTAAAAGATTTTCCAATCCCTGACACCACATTTTATTTTAATAAGGGAGATAAAGTTAAAGTTGGATCATTTGGTATTAATAAAAGTTCTGAAGATGCTAATTTTGGATCTTATGTTTACAACACATGTGTAAAATTCACTCCAAAAACAATTACAAGACAGTCAAGTAGTAGTTTTAACATTACAACATTATCTGATCATGGATTTTTAGAAGAAGATGCGGTTGAAGTTTTAGATGGTCAGAATATTTTATTAGGAGTTGGTCGTGTTCTAAGTGTTGTCGGTAGTTCAACATTTATCTTAGGTGATTTGCCTGGCGTTGGTGAATTTAATATTGCATTTATAAGAAGAAGATTAAAGAAAGGAAACAGTTCTCTTCATACTAATATTAACAAATACACAACCGATGTTCAGAACACATACGATCATGACAGTGATAATGCCTTGGCACTACCACCACATCCTCATGTTTATGTTGCCTCACCATCTTTACCAAGTTTAGGTAATGAACCTATAGTTGCTCCAGATCGTTCTGTAACGTGGACTGGCGCCACTGGCGGAGACGTTATACAGTTAATACAGGTTACAGAGGGTGCTGCTGATCATGGATTTTATTCTGGAGAAGTTGTGACGTATAATGTCATCAGTGGTTTCTTAGGTCAATTAATTGATGGTAAAAATTATTATGTAAGTCGTGTAAGTTCAAATAATATTCGTCTTGCAAACTCTCTACCAGATCTTGTAAACGGTGATTTTGTGGATGCAACAGGAAATGGAACGTTTAAAATCTCAGTTCCTGATTTAGCTAACAAAAAACTAGATCATCAAAAATTATTAAAGAGATTCCCATTGAATCCAGTCTTTGACGGGGCGAGGCGTGAGACAGCGCCAGGCACCACTGGCATGTTGGTAAATGGTACGGAGATATCAAACTATAAGTCAGGTGATGTTATATTTTTTGGTGGTGTTGAATCTATAGATGTATTGGAAGGTGGTTCTCAATTTGATGTAATTACTCCACCAGCAGTTAGTGTTGAAAGTTTGACTGGTGCTGGTGTTAGTGCAACAGCAAACGTAAAAGGTCAGTTTGAAAGAATTGATATTGTAGATCCTGGCTTTGATTATGTTGCACCACCTATCATAGAAATTAGTGGTGGTAATGGTCGAAATGCGATTGCAAGAGCGAGATTAAAACAAGTTGATCACTTTGTTGACTTTGATGCATCATCTACAAGTGACGCAATTAATATCGCAAATGATACGATTGGATTTGGAACATTTCATAAGTTCCGTGATGGAGAGGCTGTAATCTATAAAACGTTTGGAACTGGTGCGATTGGTATTGCAAGTGCTGGTATTACAACAGATCAGATTCAAGAGACGCCAGATCAAAGACTAGTTAACGAATCAATTTACTTTGTATCAAAAGTTAATCAAACAACGATTAAACTTGCAAATAATAAAAATGACGCAATAACAAAATCAAATCTACTTAATTTAACTGGTTTCGCTGATGGATCTCAGAGATTTCAAAGTTTAAGGAAAAAATTTGTTCTAGGTCAAATTATCATTGAAAATCCTGGCGAGGGGTATGAGAATAAGAGAAGATTAATTCCTACTGCTGGAATCAATACATATTCAGATTTTATTGAGTATAAGAATCATGGATTCAAAGATGGTGAAATAGTTCGTTATTCTAACGATGGAGTAAAGATTGGTGGACTCGATACAGATCAGAGTTATTATGTTTTAAAAGTGAGTGATGATCGTTTTAGACTTGCATCTGCTGGAATTGGAACGACTTTATCCAACGCAAATTATTTGACAAAACAATTTGTTGGAATGACATCAGTTGGATCTGGGGAACATGTGTTTAACTATCCTCCAATTCTTGTCAATGTAAAAGGAACAATTGGAATCAACACAGCAGAACCTGAGAATTATCATGCAAGAGTGAATCCAATTGTAAGAGGTTCAATAACATCAATTAATGTTGAGAAGCCTGGAATAGGATATGGAAATGCTACAACTTTTAACTTTAGTATCCCACCTCAAGTAAGAGTTTCTTCTGGTTCATCTTCAGAATACAAGGCAATTGTTACAAATGGAAGAATCCAATCTGTGATTGTAACTCGTTCTGGTGGAGAATACACATCTGCTCCCGATTTAAGAATTTTAGGTGATGGTGTTGGTGCAAAAATTATAGCGTCAATAAGTGGTGGAAGTGTTGATCAAGTAACCGTTGATAATGGTGGTGTTGGATATTCAACTGCAACTGTTGGTGTTGAAGAGATAATTCCTGGCACTGGTGCTGTATTTTTACCAACGATTAAATCTTGGGCGATCAATAATGTTAAGAGATATGAGGATATATTTTATGGTGATGATGGTTTCTTATCCAGAGGTGATAATGACGAAGG